TCTTAGGTGAAGACTGGTAGATTATCAAAAGCCGATTGGGAATATATCGAAGCCAATGCCGACAGATTGCCTGCTGAAAAGATTGCGGAAAATCTTGACCGGTCATTAGACTCTATCGAGAGATACCTCAAAAAAATCGGCAAAGCAACCAACAAGCACGAAGCATTTACCGTGCAAGCTGAATATGATATCAAATCCCGCCCATATTGGAAGGAGTTAAAACTCCAATTTAGCGAGGAAGAACTAGAACTGTTTTTGTATCACTGGAAGCAAATTGTTGCCCAATTTAGGAAAGATGTCCTCGCGACTGAAGAGTTGCAAATTGTGGACGTTATCAAGCTTGAAGTATTAATGAACCGGGCTTTGAGGGAACAACAAGAATCTATGAATCGCGTTAGAATTCTTGAGGCAGAAATCCAGCTTGAAAAGGCACACGACACTGACCAACAGGACAAAGAGTTGATCTTTAATCTTGAGCGGCAAATTGCCAGTCTTCGTGCAGCCAAAGAATCTCTATCCAGAGAGTTCAAAGACTTGCAAACAAAAAAAGCCGGATTGTACAAAGATCTAAAAGCTACCCGTGAACAACGAGTACAAAAGCTTGAAAGCAACAAGAAAACACTATCCTCTCTGATTCAGCAGATTCTCCGCGATCCGGAGTTCTTTGAAACAGAAGGTAAATACTTAGAAAAAATGCGTCTGGCAATGGAAGAGGAAAAGAAACGATTGTCAGATTATCATACTTACGAAGATGGGGCTGTGGACCGTCCTTTCTTAAATTCAGAAACCGTATTTTACGAACAAGAGGACAAGGATAAATGAAAAAGGCAATTGTAACTGGCGTAACAGGTCAAGATGGCTCTCATCTAGTAGACCTTCTTTTAATGAAAGGCTATACCGTCATTGGTGTAGCACGACGATCTTCTACCAACACCACATCAAGAATCCAGCACGCACTAAAGAATGAGAACTTTGTGCTATATGAAGGAGATATCACAGATTATTCCAGTATGATCAATTTGCTCAAAGATCATAAAGATGCTACTGAGTTTTACAATCTGGCAGCACAAAGTCACGTAGCTGTTTCTTTTAAACAACCTGCACTTACTTGGGATATCACAGCAAAAGGCTGTTTGAATATTCTTCAGGCTATTGTTGACTTGGATTTGCAATCCAAGGTTAGATTCTATCAGGCCAGCTCAAGTGAAATGTTTGGTAAGAGTTATGATACTGTATACAGACACAAACGATATATAAAAAAATACCAAAACGAAGATACAAAATTTATGCCGCAAAGTCCTTATGCTATCGCAAAGTGTGCTGCTCATGAAGCCGTCAGACTGTATCGAGAAGCGTATGACATGCACGCCTCCGCAGGTATTCTGTTTAATCACGAAGGACCGCGAAGAGGCGAAAATTTCGTAACAAGAAAAATTACAAAGTGGATTGGCGAATTTGTTGCATTCAAGAAAAACATTAAGTTAGAGTTTGCAATCAAAGATACTAAATCCGATGAAGACAATATTATTTTCAGATCTACTGAAGATAACGAAGAATTAGGTAGATTCCCAAAGCTACGTCTAGGTAACTTAGAAGCATTTAGAGATTGGGGGTACGCTGGAGATTACGTGGAAGCGATGTGGATGATGCTTCAGCAGAACCTTGCGGAGGACTTTGTCATTTGCACCGGCGAAACTCATACTATTCGCGAGTTCCTAGACGTAGCGTTTTCTTATATTGACATTTATAATTGGTCCAATCTAGTTGTTCAAGATCCCGAATTTTACCGTCCTGCCGAAGTAGATTATCTTCGTGGTGATGCTTCAAAAGCATTGAATAAACTGGGATGGACCCCGAAACATTCTTTTAAAGACCTCGTAGAAATGATGGTAGATCATGATATACGTAGCACAACTGGATCTGTCACTGGTGGTGACAAATCTATCCAAAAAGTATGATCTCGGTTCGTTAAATCGTAGATTTCCATTTGTAACCATCAAGGCTGATGATCCTGATGATGCTTGTTTTCTGGCTGTAAAGAAACTTATGGACACAATACTAGAACAGGACGATTCGATAGAAACAAAAAAGAAACTAAAAGAACTTAAATATGATATTAGAGTATTAAAGTTAGAATCTCATGAAAAGAAATTATGATGACCCAGTTTATAAGGAAGTAAGAAGAAGAGTTCTCAAAAGAGACAAACGATGTTGTCAGATGCCTGGATGCGTTACTAAAAAGCGTCTCCAGGTTCATCACATTAGACCCTGGTCTACCGCATCATCTTTGAGGTTTGATACTTACAACTTGATTACACTATGCCGCTCCTGCCATGAATCTGTAACCGGACAGGAGCATATTTATGAATCATTATTTTTACAGATAGCGTACGACAATGAAAGTAATTAGAGACACTAGGGAAAAGCAAGGTTGGGATTTTATCTTTTACGACAATATGGAGATTGTTGATCAGAAACTTGATTGTGGTGATTATACCACAGAAAATCTTAAAGATACAGTTGTTATTGAGCGAAAAGCTTCTGCTACAGAAATAGCAAACAACCTTGGAAAGAAAACGGCTAAGGCTAGATTTTATCGTGAATTTGAACGTATGGAATCTTTAACAAAAGCCTATATTGTTTGTGAGTTTTCTGAGTCAGATGTCTATGAATTTCCTCAAAATTCTGGAATGTCCAAAGCACAACTCTCAAGAGTCAGAATGAATGGCAGATACCTTAGAAAACTGATTCATCAGATTGAAGATGACTGTCCAAATATAGAGGTAGTTTTTTGCGGCAATAGAGATGCTGCTGAAAAATTTACTTATGATACTTTAAGTTTTTGGGAGAAGAACGGTGGAACCAAATCTTGAACATATTCATAACCTTGGAATAGATTTATCAACAAATACAATCTATATAGGATCAGAAGGTAGAGACGAAGAAGGAGAATATGGTGTTGATTTTGAAATGGCATCAAGATTTATAAAAAACCTAAATCATTTGTCAAGCCGAATTTCTACCGAAGATGTTATCAAAGTATATATGATAGCATGTGGTGGAGATTGGAACTATGGAATGGCTATGTATGATGCTATAGTTGATTGTCCTCAACATATTGAATTTCATTCTATGGGTCATGCCACATCTATGTCATCTATTATTCCTCAGTCTGCCGACAAAAGAATTATCTACAAACATGCAGACTTTATGGTTCATAATGGAAGCTATGCAGACGCTGGTGAGTATACAGCAGTAATAAGTGCGATGGAGTATGGAAAGAGGTCTTGCGACTTAATGCTTGATATTTATGCCAACCGCTGTGATGGATCTAATTTCTGTAAAGAGAAAGGATTAAATTGGCAAGGTATTCGGAATTTCATTGAAGATAAAATGAAGCAAAAAGTTGATTGGTGGATGGACGCTTACGAAGCAGTTTATTATGGTTTTATGGACGAAGTGAGATGAGTGGTAAATTAACCAAAGAATTAATACAAGAGCTAAATAATGCCTGGCTTAATATAGATGTAGATGATAGATACGTTATCAATCCATTTGAGCGGCTGGTTACTGATGACCCAGACGAGTTTTATAAAAGACTAACTTGTCTCTTTATCAACCCGGATTATTTCTCGTTTATTTGTAAGCACGTTCTCAATATCGATTTGCTGCCTATGCAGGCACTAATCCTCAAAGAGATGTGGAATAAGAAGTTTCCGATGCTTGTTGGATCTCGTGGTTTAGGAAAAACTTTTATCCTTTCATTATATTGCATGTTACGAGCCATATTGATGCCTAATCGAAAGATAGTCGTCGTTGGTGCCGCATTCCGACAGTCGAAGTATCTGTATGATTATATGGAGAATATTTGGAAGAATGCTCCAATCTTAAGAGACATGTGCGACAGTAGTAGCGGTCCTAGACGCGATGTAGATATGTGTAGAATGACTTTGAATGGAAGTACCATTTCTGCACTTCCCATCGGTGATGGTCAGAAGATTCGAGGACAGCGAGCAAATGATATTATTGCAGACGAATTTGCGAGTATGTCCCGAGAAATCTTTGAAAACGTCATTGCAGGGTTCGCAGCAGTTTCATCTTCTCCTATTGATAATGTTCGTAGACTCGCTGCTGAGAAAAAAGCGGAAGAATTGGGTGTAGATGTATCTGAATTATTCAAATCTGATGCGATGGAGCAAAGTCAATCCAACCAGATTATTCTATCGGGTACAGCTTATTATGACTTTAACCATTTCGCGGAATATTGGAAAAAGTGGAAAACTACCATAGAAACCAAAGGAGACAAAAAAGCAATATCAAATAATATCTTCAATGGTGAGGATGTACCTCCATCTTTTAAATGGGATGATTACTCTATAATTAGAATTCCGGTAGATATGGTTCCTAAAGGATTCATGGATGAAGGACAGATTGCAAGATCTAAAGCAACTGTTCATAATGGTATTTATCTCATGGAATTTGGGGCTGTATTCACTAAAGATAGTCAGGGGTTTTTCAAAAGAAGTTTGATCGAGGCTTGTGTTGGTACTGATTTAAAACCAGTTAAAATAGCAAGCGGGGAAGTATACTTTGATCCTCTTTTAAAGGGAAATAAGAATGAAAAGTATCTCATGGCTATCGACCCTGCTTCTGAGGTGGATAATTTTAGTATTGTGGTACTTGAGCTTCATGCTGACCACAGAAGGATTGTACACTGCTGGACAACAACAAGAAAAGATCATACTGAGAGAGTTAAAAAAGGACTAACTAAGGAGAACAACTTTTATAGTTATTGTGCTCGTAAGATTAGGCATCTTATGGAGTTGTTTAACATAGTACATATTGCTATGGATGCTCAAGGTGGTGGATATGCCGTAGCAGAAGCACTACACGATTCTAATCAGATTGAACCCGGAGAGGCTCCTATTTGGCCAATTATAGACCCGGATAAGGCTCAGCCTACTGATGATGAACAAGGTCTTCACATTTTAGAGATGTGTCAATTTGCCAGATACGACTGGTACTCGGATGCTAATCACGGACTAAGGAAAGACTTTGAAGACAAGGTTCTGCTATTCCCAAGATTTGACCCCATAACCATTGGTTTATCTATCGAACAAGATAAGGCAAACGATAGACTATATGATACACTTGAAGATTGTGTAATGGAGATAGAAGAATTAAAGAACGAATTGTCTCTAATCGAAGTTACTGAAAGTGCTAATGGTAGATTAAGATGGGACACTCCTGAGGTAAAAATAGGAGTAGGCAAAAAACAACGAATGAGAAAGGACCGTTATTCATCACTTTTAATGGCCAATATGTCTGCTAGAAATCTTAAAACAGAAGAAAAACCTGGATATAATTCTTATGGAGGATTTGCAGCACAATATGGCAGCGATAAAAACAAGGATGACGCTACATTTAGTGGTCCTAACTGGTTTACCCAAGCTATGAATGGATTATACTAAATAAAAAAACTATTTCCTCTTGTTATGGTGTATAGATTGGTAACAGTTAGATTGTCAATCCAATTACATTCCAATTGAGGAAAAACTATGTCAGAAGAATCTCCTTTCATCCATTGGTCTACCCCGGAAGATTTAGACAAAGCCGCTAAAAATATTGATAGCTATGATGGCATTATGAGTGCCACAGCTAGTCGTCGCTCATATATAGATATTGAGCCTAATATATCAGTTAGACCTGGCTTTGTCAAAGACGATTATTATAGATTTAGACCACACGAGGAGCCAGCAAGTAGTTTCAAGCAATCTATTTCCATGTGTATGAAAGCATATGATAAAGTTGGTATCATCAAGAATATTATCGATTTGATGGGAGACTTTGCATCTCAAGGTATTAGCCTCAACCACAAAAACAAGAGTATTCAAAGATTTTATCGTAGATGGTGGGCAAAAACCAATGGGGTAGAAAGATCTGAGAGATTTCTCAACATGTTGTATCGCTGTGGAAATGTAGTTGTACACAAAAGATACGGCAAGATCACTAAAAAGCAAAAACAGGAAATGTCCAAAGCTCAGGATATAATGGACATCGAAAAAATGCCTGTAACAAAAAAGACTTTACCTTTTAGGTATGATTTCCTTAATCCTTTGTCTATTGAAATAGAAGGTGGATACGCTGGTGCGTTCAGCGGAGAAAAGACCTACAAAATGCGTCTAGCTAAAACTCTATGTGACTCTTTTAGGAAGAATCCTAAGTTTTCCAAAAATCTACCTAAATCTGTCAAAAAGGCTTTAGAGAGTGGAGATAACAAAGTTGCTCTGGATTCTGACTCTCTGGAAATCTTCCACTATAAGAAAGACGACTGGAATTTGTGGGCA